CGGTGGTTGGGTTCTTTGGCGGGTGGCCAGGCGAGCGCTCCGGGGAGGCTCGCAGGCCTTCTGCGTTGGGGCTCGTGGCCCTCACGAAATTGAACTGCCCGCAACGCGGGCATTTGATGGTCAGCGCCAGGGCCTCGCCCCTGGCCAGAAGCCGGTTACAGTTGCCGCAACGGATCTCCTTTTCCATGGTTCCTTTGACGGTTGCGCCTCCGCCTGCTACTTCTCCGGCACCCCGTACGGGCCGGAGAGCGGCTTCGGCCGTGGTTCGGTGTTAGCGCACCGAGCCAGTGGGGGAGGCTGTAATCTCCCCCGCCTCTCCACTCTCTCAAAGTCGCCGGGCCTTACGCCTTGTCCGCCTCCTCTTGGCACGCCGTGCACCGGGTTGCCGTGGGCACCTTGGTCAGCCTGGCCAAGGTGATGGGCTCCTCGCAGTCCTCACAGCAAATCACGCCGTCTATGTAGAGCGGCTCACTCTGGTCCTGGTCGGGCCGCGCTTTGGCGATGCACGCAAGGCGGTAGCGCTCGGCGGCATTTTGGGCGTCGTCTATGGCATCTGGCATGGTCTAGACCTCCACCGGGTTCTGCGCCGCGCGCGCGATGCAAAAGGCGTTGAACTCGTCCACCGCCGCCCACGTGGCGGGCATGCGCAAGGTCTCCTGATGCGCGGGCACGGTCTGCTTGGTCATGCCGAGCAAGCCGCCGTCGGCGTCCAGGGCGGGCACGTCGGCCGCGTAGGCGGGCACGTCCACGATGACGCTGGGGTAGGCGCTGGGCTGCGGGCCGGTGTAGTCCGCAGGCAGGCCTTGCGAGCAGTCCAGGGCGGTTGCGCCCTCGGGCAGGGCCGCCAGCAGCGCGCGGGAAAGCTCGGATTCATTGTGATGCAGCAAAATCATGTCTATTCCCTCCTAAACTTCAAAGATGTTCACCGAGCCAGCGCCACCGGGGCCGCCGTTGTACAAGCCTTGGCAGCCAGGCACCGCCGCGCCGCCCAGCGCGCGCACGGTGCCCCGGTTGCGCCACCCGCCGGGGCGTGTGGCGGCGCAAACGAGGCCACCGCCCGCGCTTCCTCCCGGGAAGTGCCAATAGCCGGGGCTCGCCATGAGGCCGCCCTGCGCGCCGTCCGCGCTGCATATACAGCCGCTGTCGATGTCGATTGCCGGGGAGAACAGCGCCAGCAGACCGCCACCGCCAAGCAACGCCGCCTCGCAATAGGTGTCCGCGCCGCCGGGGGGATTGCCCGCGCCGCTGGACGCCGAGTATGTTGCGGAGACGCCCCGCCCCTTGGTGCCCGGCCCGCCGTACGCGCCAGCATCGGCGCTTATCGCGCCTCCGCCCGCGTTGTGGCCGCCGCCGGAGGCCGCGCCGCCGCACAGGGGGCCGCCAGCACCGCCAGCCCCTCCGAAATCTCCCGGCAGCGTATTAACTGCGCCGCCTCCTCCTCCGCCGGTCTGCATGGTCCCTGCGGCCGCGCCAGCATGCCCGGCGACATATACGCCCTCGTCTCTGCTCGCCCGGATGCCCCCTGCCGCACCAGCGGCGGAAAGGACAAACTGCGCGTGCCGCCGGGGAGCGATGCTTGCGCGCAGCCGCACCGGGATCAGGCTGTACGGCGTGAGATTGCCAAAGGCCCCGGCCTTGCCGAGCCCATCAACGTGTATGCGCCCGCCGTTGCGGCAGTATATGCCCGACCGGAACAGCATGATGAGCCCCTTGCTGGCCGTGGAGGGCGCGAGGGTCGCCACCGCGCCGTCCACCACCACGTTGCGGCCCATCACCACGCTGGCCCCGGTCTCCGCGCTGGGGGCCACCGTTGCCGCGCCGGTGACCACGATACAGCGGCGCAGCGGGGTCACTCCGTCCAGCATATAGTCCTGGGGCTGCAACGCCGCGCCCCCCTGCATGATGTTGCCGGTGTACTGGCCGTTGCCGAAAAAGCTGCGCCCGCCGACGCGCCCGCCCCACATGGCTAGGCCCTCTCAAGCTGGCCGGTAAGCATCAGCTCCGCCCCGCCCGCCGCCGTGGAGATACAGACAAAGTCCAGCAGCATCAGCTTGCCCTCCGTGGTGGCCGTGGGCAGCGGGTAGGCGTCACTCTCCGCGTAGGCGGCATCCCAGGTCAGCGCCACAGACGCGGCGCTGTAGATCATAATGCGAACGGACTTGCCCACCCCCAAGTGGGTGGGAGCGGCAAAAGCCAAGGCCCCGGTGGCGGTGATGGAGAGCAGCTGGTGGGCGTCACAATCGACCGCCTGGCTGCCAGATGCGTCGGTGCGCACGACGGGGGCCGCGTACTGCTGGGCCGTGTAGCCGCGCACCGTGCCCGCCACCGCGCCGCCCAGGGTGACCGGGGTTATGGCCCCACCGCCCAATCCGGCGATGGCCTGCGTCAGCGTGGCCAGTTTGATGATGCCGGCAACGGTCTCCGTGGCCTCCTCAACCGTCACGGCCTGGGCGGCGATGAGCTTCGCAATGGCCTGCGCGAGCTGGGTGTCATCCGTGGCGCTGGGGGTGAGGTCGGCCGCCTTGATGGCATTGATGATCTCCCCCTGCACCTGATTGAGCCAGTCTTGCCCCACCACGGTTGCGGGCGTTCCGGCCACGGCGTCGCCGTCCGTGAAGTAGCCGGGCGCGCCGGACTCCTCATAGGCGGGCAGACTGGTGACGGCGGTGGAAGTCTTGATGCGCTGCATATGGTTCTCCTAATGGTTGCCGTAGGCGAAAATGACGTACGTGTGTGCTGGCTTGAGCCGGTTGATGACGCATTCAAGCAAGGCGTTTCCCCAACTGGCCAGTGGCTCGCCGCTGGCGCTGCGCGTGGTGAAGGGGCGCACGGTGGTCTTGGGCGCGCGCACCGTCCACACAAAGCGCCAGGGCTCGGTGCAAATGGGGCTGCCGCAGGTTGACCCGCTGGTGAACACCCGGTGCTCCTCAATCGTGATGGCGTAGCCCAGCGCCGCCGCCACGCCGATGAAGTAGGCCCGGCTTTGCCCGCCGCGCTGGCGAATCTTGGACAGCGCGGCGGCAATGCGCTCGGCTTGGGTTTGGCCGTAGCCGCCCGCGCAGGTGTCCGGCAGGCCCAGCACGCGTTCGTGGTCCGCCAGCCACAGGCCGTCCGCGCCCGCCGGGCTTATGGCCTCGGCCACCACAAGGGCGCTGGCGTGGGCCGCGTCCAGCGCCTTGCCCTCGGCGGCGATGCTGGCGGCAAGCACGGGGTCCGTGGCCTCGTAGGGCTTGGGCAGCAGCAGCGTTAAAAGCTCGGCGTGTCCAAGCGCGGCGGTCATGGCAGCAGCTCCACGTTGACGGTGCCCAGGCGCAGCCACTGGACCGCGCCCGCCGCAGTGTTGCCCGCCGGGCTGGCCACCCGCCGGTCCACCACGCCGGAAACGCCGCTAACGGCCGTCTCGATGCGCGAGAGGTAGGCGGTGTCGCCCGGTTCAAGCGTGGCGAAATAGGCGGACAACGCCGTTTCAACAGCGGTTTGCGCCTGCGCGAGGGTGAGGCCGGACAGCGCCACGGCGACAGTCACGGCCACCGGCACCAGGCTGGGAGCCAGCACGGCGAAGTCCGCCGCCCCGGCCGGGCGCTCCGCGTCCAGGTGCGCACGTGTGGCCTCCAGAATCTCCGCCGAGGGCGCGCCGCCCGCACTGGTGACGCACACGTCCACCGTGCCCAGGCCCCGGCGCAGGGGGAACACGTAGGCCTCGCTCACGCCGTCCACCTCCAGCGCCCAGCGCCGCCAGTCCGCCTTGTTGCCCCCGGCGGGCGGGCTTTGCAGCACGTCCAGCAGCCGGGCCAGCAGCCCGGCGTCGGTCTCCGCGTCCGTGCCGCCCGTGGTGGCGCTGGCCAGCATCGCCGCGCCCTGCACGCCGCCGGGCGCGCTGGTGAGGGTGAGCATGGTTCCGGCGGCCAGGTTGGACGCGCTGCCGCTGGCGCTGGCCTGCACGGGCACGTTCGCCGTGTCGTCCGCGCCGACTTCCGCCGCCACGCTGGTGACAAAGGCCAGCCCGGCCGTGGTCTTGACCTCCGTGCCCACGGGAATGGTCGCGCCGGGCGTGCCATACAGCGTGGCCGCGCCCGTGGCCGTGGTGGCGCTTTTGCGGGTAATGTCGTGCTCGGCCGCGTGCTTCTCCAGGTATTCGGTATCCGCCGTGTCAGGGAACACCTGCCGGGCAATCCAGGCCTGGTGCTCGTACAGCCCTTCCACGGCGGCGGCGGTGCCTCCGGCGCGCACGCCGAAGTCGCTGTCCTCCGTGACGGCCGCGTCCGGCAGCTGGCTTTGCACGTCGCGCAGGATGCCTGCCTTGATGTCCGCGTATTCCTTGGGGGTAAACGACATGCCCGCCTCACATGACCTTGACGTTGTGCTCGAAAATATGCTCGCGCCCGCCCGCGTCGGTGACGGCGACGCGCAGGCGCAGCCAGCCGTCGTGCCGCTGCTCGGTGGCCACGGCGATGGCCTGCGCCCGGCCGTCATCCAAGAGCGGCTGCAAGGCCTGTTCGCTGTACGCCTTGGCCAGCACGGCCACGCGGGACAGGTCCTTTTGCCGCGTCAGCTCGTGCAGGCGCGAGCCCAGCGCGGCGTCGGCCCAATAGCTGCCCAGCGGCGTCATGAGCCGCAAATAGACCGCGTTGGCCAGGCCCCGCGCGGGGTCCTGGGTCAGCGCGCCTGCGGTCAGCGTGTAGCCGCCGGTGGTGGGGTCGAGGTATGCGTCCGCCATGCCGCCACACTAGTGGCGGCGGGAGGGGGAAGACAGAGTGAAGGGGTTCAGTAGGTGAATCACCCAGCCGTCATTGGCTCCGTTAAAAATACATATAAAATACAGGAAGATTCCACAGATGTGCAGTTGCTGGCAATTCTCCTTACAAGAAAAGGAGAAAAGAATGAGCCGTCTTCGCACTATCATGGAGATTATTCGCTTGGCCGTATCGCTCGTTCAGCTACTGTTGCGTTTGTTCGACGATATGTAGAAAGTTACCTCGGCTCTCCCGTCACTCCGCCGCTATCCCCAGGATGCGTGTGGTGCTCCAGGCTCACGCCGCCCGCCACGTGGTCGCCGTCGGAAGTGACGGCACCCGTGGTGTGCAGGCTGCCCGTCATGCTGGCCGCCGCCGCACCGCCGTTTGTCCCCTGCATGGAGATATTCGGCGTCTCAAAGATGACCTGCTCGCTGGCCTTGATGCGCAGCGTCTTGGTCTCCACCTCAATCAGCTCCTTTTTGAGGTGCACCTTGTCGCCCCACTGGCTGTAGACGCAGGCCTCGCCGCTGGCCACGTCCACGCGGTAGGCCCCGTTCTCCGTGGCGATGACCACGCTGTGCGCGGTGCTGCCGCCCAGGGGCAGGATGATGAGCTGCGTTCCCTTTGGGGGGCCGCTGGTGAAGCCGAACTGCTGGCACAGCTCGGCCGCCTGCACCGTTTCCCCCGCCAGTCCCTCGGCCTGCGCTAATTGCATGGCCGCGCCCTTGCCCAGGGTGGAGAGCACGGCTCGGTAAGCCAGGCGCACGCCCGCCAAACGGCGCTCCACATAGCGCATCACGTCACGCATCATATCCATGCCCTCATAGGTCCACTATCTCCCCGACCCCGGCCTTGGCCTTGAACTTGTGCCGCTTGTGGTGGCCAACGTCCGGCTGCCACAGGGCGTCCGGCTTGAGCACCAGCTCCGTGGTGTGCCCGGCCGAGCGCGAACACAAGAACGTGCGGCGCATGAGGTAGTACACGCCGGAAAGATTGTGCGGCTCGGAGAGCACGCGCACGCGCTGGCCCGGCGTCCACAACGGCGCGCCCCCGGTCGAGGAGACCGCGCCGAGCACGCGGTAGCCCGCCACGGTGGCGTGGATCTCGAAGGCGGCCAGCTTGCCGTCCGCCACAATCTTGCGCGCCCGGCGCTGGGCATGGCCCACGTTGTCGCAATCGGCTTCCACCCCGATCTTCGGCCCGCCGGAAATC